AAACCAAGAGTGGGGCGGAAATGAATTGTTGGCATTGCAAGTCAGAGTTAATTTGGGGTGGCGACGATGACTTAGAGGATGAATGTGAAGAGTACTCGATGGTATCTAATTTACATTGTCCTGAGTGCGCTTGCTTTGTACAAGTCTACTTTCCGAAAGATGAAGAGGCCCCAGAAGAGGCGGCAGCTTCGCCTTGGTTATCAGGTTTAACTTTAGTCAGATAAGTCTTCTTGTGCGATGGCAGTTAGTAATACAAGCACAAGTATAATAGAGTAGTAGGTAATCACAGCAGCGGTCTCCGGTTAATGAGGCCGCATTCTACTCTAAATATTGGAAACGACAAGTTTTCTCTTTAGCCATTTTGAAGATAATCTTTCAGGGGGTTTTACTGGTTTAGAAATGGGTATAGAAGCTCTGTTTCTACCACCAAAGAAGTTGCAAGTGGTAGGGCGTATGTCGTTATCAGTTATTACTTTGTCACATTTAAACTGCATACGAGACACTATTGTCTTCTCATGCAAGTCTGCTGTTCTTGCTACTTCTGATAGCGTGTACTTTACGTTCTTTAGGAATCTATTATCTTCCCCTATAAATTTATAACGCTTGGGTACACTCATACCATCTTTGCTTTCTTGGTTCTTTTAAAGGATCGGTTACTTGCCACTGATTGAACTTCTAGGTTGCCCCGGTTGTTCTTCCCGCCTTTTACAATGGGTACACGGTGGCCAACATCTTTACCATCACCCACAGACACTAAACCTTCTTTCGCTAGCTGCCGACGAGCCGCGTTACGTGCAGTTCGTTTCTTAATCTGGGCAGGTTTGCCTTGGTAATTGTCATACTCTTTTCTGTAGTCTCTACCCATTAGTTCCGTCCTGTAGTCCGTGAAGAAGTGCTAGTGAAACAGAACTTTGTTTCTTCATATCTGCCCCTGCTAATGAATCTATAAATCGTGGGTGATTCAAGTTAACAAGTATACACCAAGCCTGACCGGGGTTTCTACCACGACAATTCTTAAACATAGTAACGCGGTGATTAGAGTCTACTAGGGCACCCATGTTACTAAGCTCCCGCAAGATTCTATCCTCTGCGTCATTGTTATCTTTGACAAACTTCTTAAACAAGGCACGGTTGATGGCTAGAGTAGACCCCGGCATTATCGGGTTATCTGCGTCATATACGTACTCAGAGCGCATCACAGCTTTCATGGGCGCGGGTTCACGTACTGTGTTCTTCCCTTCAGGGCCGTACGGACGCGTAACTTCTATGATTTGGTCGTTAAATTGCTGCATAAACTGCCCGATCACATCTATAGCGTCTACTTTCGCGTCTACTGTGTTTTTCCTAAGCCTCTTAACATTCTCTAACATGGCATAGATAGTGTCCTTAATCTCAAAAGGGAACAGCCCTAAAGCCTTTCCTATTTTCCCAATAGTCCAAGCGGATTTGATCATAGACTCATAGAATCTTTCTTGCGGATCAAATTCAAATTCAAAGGTCTTAAAGAAATCGGCGTGCCCTTTTATAGCAACTTCCTTTGGGCCACCCATACTAACTACAGCCTGTACTAATTCGGGAATAGCGAAGCCATGATTGTCAATAAGTAGGTCAGCGAACTTACTTGCTACGCTGCCATCTTCGTCACGTAATGTCACAAAGGTCTTATCGTCTTGCGGCATCTCAAAAGTTCGTACCCTCAGTGGCTCAGACTCTTGCTTGACCATCTCATACTTGCTCATAAGTGAAGTGTTGGTAGTCATAAACGTAGGGCCATCCCAGATAGCAGGATTACGTATGTCTCGGCCCGGAGTCATAGATGTTTTCTCCTGCCCCTCAGAGAATGAGTAAGCCATCTGTGCTATCTGGTAATCATCAGCCATCGTTATTTCGTCGATGGTCATTGGTAAGTTGTTAAGCGTGCCTCGCATACCATACACAGCATTTATCGTGTCGTTGCGCCCAGTTATAAGCGAACGAGGATCGCCAAACATACTATTAACAGCAAGCAGCGCAAGTGTTTTACCAGTAGATGTATCAGTAGAGTAGATAGACACAATGCTAGAACCCATACCCATCTGCTTAGCAATTATGCCTGTGCAAGCAATTAAAGCGCAGGCTCGTATTACCTCAGTTCCGGGCTCGTTAAGCAATGTCATAGCATCCACGAACTTATCACGAGTGCCGTTCATGCCGATGCGGTCACGGTATCGTTCTGCGTTACCTACGATACGTCTATCCACAGCATTGTTTGGTGGGTTTATTATCTTAGTTCCTACTACAAAAGAGCCATCTTTCTGCCACCCAAACGAGCGGTAGTCTGCACCAGTAGCTACTTGACTCTGAACCATTTGCAAATAGTCCATAAGGTATCCTCTTAATTTTTCTTGTTGGTTCATTGATTTGAACCCAAACAGTTGGTTGTTGACTAGGAACGTGGAGAAGTCTTTACCTACACCAGATATGACAGCGGCAATGTGATCGTTTTGCTCCCACATAGTTATAGGCTTCTTAATACACAAAGTAAACGATGTTTCTCTATCTTCAGGACAAAAGAAAATAGACTTAATATACATGAGATACTTACTAGTTAACTCCCAGTCTTTTATCTCATTGCCATCCTCGTCTTTAGTAACGATCTCGTGGTAGATTTGTTCGTTGCGTATTACATAACCATCAGGAACAGATATTTCTACCTCCTTCTCCTCGCCGTTTTGTATCTCTACTACGACTTGCGTGGTCGTGCCACTCAGTTGGGCAGGTGAAGTCTTATTCCCCTTGTACGGGCAACCCTCGCAACCCTGTGGGCTTAGCTGCTCAAACGTAGCACAAGTAGTTGGCCCAGTTGCATTCCAACCCTCTAGCTTTTCTAGATTCTTTGATAGGTCGAAGTCTGGGTGTTGCCCTGCTATTTTTATGATAGTAAGTTCGGGGTCTGGAGTAAACTTAGCTAAGCCTAACGAAGCACGCCACAAAGGTTCTTCTACTGGTTCACCTGCCGCGTTAGTAACGCCACCACTGTCTAGTATGGCTTTCACCTGTTGGCAATGTTGGCCTATAGCTTCTATGTCTAAATCGTTGTTCTCTTCGTCTGTACCCAACACCGCGTCTAACATATTACTACGTTTACGTGGGGTGTTCGCCGGGCGCTGTGGGGTCTTATCCATCCACTCAGTTAGCTTCCCCGCAAGTAGCATTATGTCGTGCGACTTACCATCGTCTAGCAGTACCTTAACTTCTTTCCAGTCCTCGGTCTTCTTATGAAACGTACCTACTGGGCGCAGTACCATTGAGGGGTCATGTATCTTAGAGTTATCAATCTCTAGACCCTTCTCTGCTAACGCTAGTCTCAGAGCTACAGAAACCGTAACCCACTGCTCCTTAGAAATGCATGAGTCTAGTACCCAATAAACATGCGCCCCAATACCGGACGAAACAATAAGCGGCTTAGGCATGTCTAGCTCTTTAACAACTTCTACTAGCTTCAGTATTCCGTCGCGCTGTGTCTTGTAGGGCTTATCTTCGCCACAGTCTAAATCAAAACACAAACTCTTAAAAAACGTAGCGAACTCTTGCGTGCGCCTTACCTTACTCTTGCCGTTCTCGTCAGTGACAATGTTACCGTCAAATGCACCAACGCTATAGTATATAGTTACTTCTGGGTTCTTATCCCAAAGCTGCATGTTAGCAGCCGCAGTCTCTAAGTCATCGTACGAAAATGTTTCCCTGTTCCAAAAAATATCTTTCTTATGATTATATTGTGTTACCACGATTGAATCCCTATCTGGGACTACTCGCTTTAAAAATTCTGTCGTATTCACGTTCCTCTCCTAAGATGAAAATGAGCCCCGAAAGGCTCATATTTTGTTCCCTAGTCGAACAGACTGTCTAGTTGTGCCTCCAGTTCTTCGGACTGCTTTACTGGCTCAACCTTTGGTGGCTCTTTCTTAGTGCTTACCTGCACTGGCTCTGGCTCGTCATACGCACTGGCTTCATCATCTGCCGGAGTTGTCTTAGGTGGCTCTATTTTAGCCTTAAACTCAGGGGCAGTTAGCGCAGGTTCTTTAGCTACCGGAGCCATCATTCTCGTAGCTACTTTAGTATCATCCGACTCTAGCAGAGTATCAACAAGCGGGAGTGCTTTTTCTGGTACGTAGCCTTTTTGCTTGAATATTAGTCTAGGATAACTTGCTTGCTCGTCAAAGCCAAGCTCGGTGATCGCCTCTTCGGGGCCAATGTTGTAATTAGCCAACTCAGTGAAGTACTCACGCAATGCACGCATGGCGCTAACAGGTACAGTCAAGCTATAAACTTTCTGCGGGTCAGCTGCCGGAACCACTGCAAGGTGCCGTTGGTCTGCACACATCTTCGACTTAGCGCCGGAAGGCAGAATCTTAGAACCTAGTACATTGTTTGGGCAGTTAGCGCAGGAGGCATTTACGGGTGACTCTATTTGAGCATCTGGACGAAGCCCATCGTTAGAGAAACAATCAGGTCTTTGGTTCTCGGCGGAAGCATCAAACGGACGGCCATAAAATACTTTACTGACTCTAGGATTAACGCCGACAATAATTACGTCGAGGTTAGTTCCTACCGTTGTTTCCACCCCGCTCTCTACAAGCCGGAAACGCCCTGCGCGAATACTAATCCTTGGTATACTTGGGCCTGAATCACTCACGATTGAGTTGGCTAAAGTATTCTTGTTTGTCTTGTTGCGCTCTGCAATTCTAGCTGCAATGTGCGCAGGTACACTCATGTTATTACTCATAGTTTACTCCTACTGGTTTTTACGAAAGTTGAACACACTAATTGAGCTGAAGTTAACACCCGGTGGTGGTTCTCCAACTGCGTCGATGTAGCTTCTTACAGCCGTTTTAGATGCACGAGATTCTAATAAATCCCAAGCTTCATTCTTCTTACAAAAATCAAATAAGTCTTCGCGTGACGCTACAGTTGCTGAGTGGTGTGTTGACCAATAGGCTGTGCCTGCCTCAGTTTTTATTGACGATAATCCGTCTTCCTGTGACTTTACTGTAAACCAGTTCTCAAGTGTAACCATTCGCTCCTTGATTTTTGACTTACGTTCTTTGTACTCTCTATCGAGTACGTCTATATCTTGCCGACACTTTAGATAGCGGTCAGCCGCTTGCTCATAGTTCATATCTTATCCCTCAAGTTTATCAGTTAGTACTGTTTACCCCACGCACCAAATCTAAAAATTCAGCTAACGTGTTCTGCTTTGCACGAAGTCTTCTATACAACTCCGCTTCAAAGTTTGTTGCCCAGATATGCCAGACTGAAGTTTTACCTTCTGTAGTCAGTCTTCGTATCCTAGCGTTGGCTTGCTCGTATTGCTCAAGTGAGTAAATCGGAGCGTACCATATAATATCTTTAGCAGCGGTCAACGTCAGACCATGCGCCGCTACCTTCGGGTGAGCCAATAATATAGTCGGCTCGTCGGTGTGCTGAAAGTTATTAAATATCTCGTTCCTTGCTTTGGTAGTAACGTCACCATTAACAAGCTCAACGCTATGTCCGCTCTTGCGTAGCTGCTCTAACAACCATCGTTGCACGCCTTTTAGCGGAACAAAGATAATAACTTTGCCCCCGATCTCCCCTAATAATTCAGTAAGTGTATTATACCGCGCATCGCAATCTATGACAATCGAGTCATCCTCGCTGTACACTACTCCGCAACATATCTGTAGCAGCTTAGATAACATGACCGCAGTGTTAGGCGCAGTTACTTCTCCCTCTGCAAATATTGTGACAGCCTTTTCCTGCATGTCCTTAAATGCTTTTACTTGCTGAGTAGTAAGCTCTGTCTTACGCCCCACAAAGTTAGTACTAGGCAAATCTTTACACTCATCTAGTGAGAACCTTATAGATGGTTGCAGTACATGCTTGCAGGTCTCTAGCGCGTCCTCACGAGGTATCCACTTAAACTGTGTTACTTTCTTCATCACTGTGTCTTTAAAGGCGGTAAAACTCCTAGCCACGTTGGGGGAGTCAACTAACCTAGCAAGAGTCCAAGCATCTGCCGGAGTCTGTGATATAGGTGTACCAGTTAACATCCACAACCACGGCTGATTCTTTGTCATCCACTTAGAGAACGCTTTATATCTCTGGGAGGCAGGCGATTTAAGTGCCGTAGCTTCGTCGTAAATAACAACATCAAAATCGTTTAGGTGTTCCTGCATGTTAGTAAAGCCATCGTGGTTAATGATGGCGTACTGTAATCCCGGAGTCTCTAGCAAATCTGTACGCTTCTTCTTTGTTCCTGTTATTATTGAGAACTGCCTATGTGGTAAGTGTGCTTTTATCTCAGCCCCCCACACTACCTTCAACGTAGATAGCGGTGCTATGATCAGAATCTTAGTACATATACCCTCAGTCAGTAAAAAATCCGCAGCCCACAAAGCACTAATAGATTTACCAGTTCCCGGAGCATTCAAGCACAACGCTTTCTTGTGCGTAGTTAAGAACGCGGCAGTATCCTTCTGGTGATCCATAGGGGTGAAACGTGCAGGCCAATCGTAATACTGCTTGATCGGTTCTGGTACGCTAAACCCCATGTTACGCAACACGATAGACTCTTCTACGCCGTATGGTATGGCTATGTGATCTTCGCCATTATGAGTAAATCTTTTTGCGTGCGGTATTATCTGGGCTACTGCTTCGTTGTGTGAACTTTTTATTACAATGCGTTTCTTGTCAGGTAGCACTAGCACAAAGCAGCCCACCCTCTAAACTCATCTGACCACGGAGTAATGTTTATATCCCTTACAATCCAGCATTGCGCTTTTGCTTGTATTATCTGTTCTATCTCCCGTATCTGGTTAGCCGTAGGAGTGTTCGTACCGAACTTAGTCTCTATGCCAAACATGTTACCTTTATAACATCCTATAAAATCTGGTATGCCTGACCTACCGTACCCATTAGCAGGTGGCATGAAGTACCACATACCTGCCCCTTTATATTCATCCAGTATTTTCTTAACAGCTTTCTTAACATCTTTCTCATTCTTCATCTTCTACGACCCCGTAAATTAGCATCTGGGCAAATATCTTGTGCAGGACACCAAGGACATAAGCCTGACGGTTTGGTTTTAAAAAACCCAAGTTCTACTACTTCTTTAACCATATCTAATCTAGGCTGAAGGCCATTCCATAATGCCTCTAAGTGATCCCTTTTATATATGGTGTTATCTACTTTCTTAAACTTTAGCCAGATAAATGTTGTTTTAACTTTCTGCACCTCTGGGAAATGCGCGAATACCATTGCTGCAAACAGTTGTAACTGGGTTGGATTATCTTTAACTTTACCAGTCTTGTAGTCAAGGCAGTAAGCCGTAGCACCATCCACAACAAGGACATCGGCAATACTACGGAAATACACATCAGAATCATACCACCCAGTAGGAACCCGCCCCACATCAATCGCCATCTTGAACTCATAGTACTTATCCCCCTTCTTCCTGTTAATCATGTCTACTATGCCGCCCCATTTTTCAAGGGTCTGTTTACCTTCCAAACCTAAATTATCTAGGTCTAGCTCACCTGTACCATACAGCTCAAGTACTTCATGTACCCTACTGCCGTACTCACTTACCTCGTTTCCCTTATCTTTAACTGACTTAGTTACATATAAGTAATCAAACTTAGCTTGGCACTGCTCAAAAGTAGATAACCTACTGTAAGATAATGCAACATCTGACATAGTAATTCCTCACTTAGCGTCACCATACGAAGAACCAACTTCAACTTCGCAGGCAACAGGTATGTGCCCACGACACCATTTAGGTGTCATATCTAAGCACTCCTCCATATATAATTTGGCTTCAGTAATCTCTGAGGAGAGTGGTACGCAGACAGCTTCGTCATGTACGGATAAACGTACGGGATAACGCTGATTAATCCTAGCCGTTTGCCACATAACAATTTTCATTGCCGCGTGTTGGCACAGATTCTCTACTACCTTTGCTCCATATATCTTAACACGTTGCCTTCCCATTTGGTAAGTCCATTCCTCTCCGTCATACTTTAGATCGTGATACACAACTCCGGGTTCACCGGGCCTGCCAAAGCCATCCCACTGAGTGATAAACCACCCATTAACATCTACCGCAGTTAGTCCACACCCATTAGCTATGTCAGGAATTATAACTTTCTCACAGTGTCTCCAAAGTGCTACAACTTCAGGGTGTATTTCCCTATATAAGTTTACAATCTCATAGGCACGGTCTAATGTAATTGGCTCTACGCCAGAAATAGTGTTTGCTGCTTGCCTTACCATGTCCTGAAACCTCGGCCCTCCTGCACCGTATTGCAAGCCTAGCATGGCGGTCTTACCCAAGAACCTCTCGGCTTTGTCAGCTTTAGTGATAGTACGATGGAAGAGAGTGGTGGCGAAGTCACAGTACATATCAACTCCGCTATCTAATTTAGTTAGTACGTCGCGTTGCCCTGCCAATGCCATAACTACTCGTAGCTCAATATTGGATGAGTCACCCACAAGAACTGCGTACCCCTCTGGTGCTTTGAGTGCTTTGCGAAGTCCGGCGGCTATACCACGAGCAGGTAGGTTCTGCCAGTTAACCTTGTTTCCCCCTGAGTAACGCCCTGTAGTCTTGGCACCCCAGAAATTTAGGTAGACTGGTAGTGGGCCACGCTCAGTCATCTCTATAAAGCGTTGAGCCCTAGTCTCGGCAATCGTAGTCTTCGCACCTAATCTAGCAGATACTAAAGCAGCGACGTTCGGGTCTTCATGCTCTTGCATGTCTAAGAAATCTTTATCTGTTTTGGCGAAGGCGTAAGCAATCTTGCCAGTCTTTAGACTAACTTTAGTTGGGGGGTGTACGTTGTGTGCTTTCAGGCGCTCAGCGAACTTATTGTTAGACATAAGCTCTTCTTTATCTAAATCAGCTAAGGCCATTAGACCTTTTTTGCGGGTGATCTCATCGCTGAGTAGCTTGTTCATCATAGGCAGGTCGCCTACTAAGGTGGGTTCTGTAAACATTCGGATGGTCATATCAATGAGCTTCATTTCTAAGGGCGGAGTAAACTTATCTAGGTACTCACCCATCTGCTCACATAATCTTGTGTCCTGCCGACAATATGCGGCGTACTCTATAAGTTCCCCATTACTCATGTCAGCTAAGTTCTTGCCCATCATATTGTGTACAGCATCGCCCTTATCTTCTAGCCCCATGTGCTTGGCTATGTTAGCTAGACTATGCGACGGGAGGTACGGCCATACCATACGGGCTTGTGACAATGTATCTTTCCACAGGGCAGGAACAACGCCAAACCTTTCGGCTAATATGAATCCATCAAATAGGGTGTTATGACAGCGAACAGCTACCTTAGACCAGTCACAATAGTTATGTAGTTTTCCTGCAATAGTAAGTTCGCATCCTGAAAATATTTTAGCTTCCCCATCGCGTCTAACGCAGACCATTATGGCCTCGAACCGATCATCTAGTATGTATGCGTCTGTCTGCATCTTTCGCAAAGAGTAGTCTTTGTCGTAGTAAGTCTCGAAGTCGAGCGTTACTGTTTTCATATTGATTCCTTTAATCCCATGGGATTAAGATTGTATAAGTAGTTAAGTAATGTTCTAATTGATTACCGGATAGACCCTCTCCCCTTACCCCGCTTCGGCGGGGGTTTTTTAGTGGAGTGTGCTATCAAAGTTATCTGATATAAAGGTTTCCCTATATGTAATTTCTAGGATTCCTCGAAGGTCTTCTACATCAAACTTCTTGTCCTTATAAGTTTCTCTAGCGATTACTAACGCGTTTGCCATAAACGCAGGCACTACATCGTCCATCACATGGGCGGCTATTTCCCCATACACGATCTCGTCTTCTGTCTCCTCGCACGACATCTAAACATACAACCCTATAACGAACAGGATTATGCTAGCGGCCATGGCGATACCATAGAATAGGTACACCCTAAAAATTCTGTCGTACTCAGATTTCTTTAGTGCGTCATCCGCGAAGTCATGCGCTTCTTTCATAGCTTTTTCAAAGTCAGTCATCTTTCTTTACCCCGGTCAATTTACCTAATACTTTGTAATCATTCTCCTTGAGAAAATTATTAAAGTTTTTTTCAGATAGTTTCTTCTCCTTAAACTCTCGGTCTTTGTCTTGTACTATTAAGTACGCCCCATGAAGCAAAGCGCCTAACGCTGCTAAAATAGCTACACTTACAAAAAATTGTAATATCATAAGTTACCCCAATTAATTATCTTCTAGGAATATCCATGCCTCATCTATGGCATGACTTAGAACGCTATCCATATATGCCTCTGGACAGTTACTTTCGACAGCATTAGCTAAGCGTTCTAGCATTAATCTAGCTTCGTCTAGTCTTGAGTCGGGTTGGTCGTTCTTGTGAGTGCCACACATGTCACAGTATGGTATTGATTTAGGTTTGATAAAATCTTCTTCGCATTCGCAGTCCCAGAATCTGGGTGTAGTTATTAGTTTTCCCGCTTCTTGAAGTTTCATAAACAATCTCCTTTAAGTAATCTAATACTACCCTAATATTTTGGGTTGTACAGTATATTTGCGACTAGAACGCCGCCGTGAACTACCTCGTAAAACTCTCCCTCTTTTGTCGCGCCCTGCGCTTTCATCTCTTGCATCATTACAGTAATCGACCTTCCAGTAGTAGACAGATATATAATTTTACTCGCGTTATCTACTGTTAGCCAATCTCTGTTTACGTCCAGACTTACGCCCAGTTCCTCAAACCCTCGCACTAGCTTGCTTTCTAGGCGAACTAGGCGAGAGGTAATATTTTCCTGATTATTATACTTCGACATTTGCTACTACTCCAAAGGGTGGTTTATATGTTCCGGTGCCAGTGTGTGCCCAGATAACAGGGACGTGGGGCTCCATATCTTTATTAATAGGAGCCTCCATATCTGTAAAGTAAATAAGCCCAACAACTGGGTCATCCATATTGGCCAAGTGATCGAATACAGGCTTAAAGTCAGTACCGCCACCACCTTTACAATGGAATACTACTTCGTCGCCTTTCTCGAACCGCTCTACATTCTGTATCCTAGTATCACAGTACACTACTTCGACGAACAGTGGCTGTAAATCTTCTATGATCTGCGTAGCTTCCGTGGCTATTTGTGATAGTTCCCCCTGCGTCATAGAGCCGGAGGAATCAATGCCGAACAGAACGCCACCCAATGCCTCGCTATGTAGACTGGGCAAGTACAAGCCTTGTCCTATGAAACGTCTGGACGGCCTTTGGTATGTGTAGTCATTAGCGGCGGCGGAAGTTAGCATAGCTCGTGTCTCTGTACCCCAATCTACCGTAGACTTGCCTGTTGTATTGAGTATGCTATCTATAATAGCACTGCCATGCCCACAATCCTTAGCCATCTGTGCTGATGCTGCAATGGTAGCCTCTAGGTCAGCTTTCCCTGCGTCATTTGGAGCGTCGATTAAATCACCCTTGCCGTCAAAACCACCTGCGTTTTTCTTAGGTTCGCCGCCCTCGCCGCCCTCGCCGCCCTCGCCCTGCCCATCTTTTTCTTCTTCGTCGCGTTCTTGCTTCATACGGCGGTAGACATACTCTGATGACATGCTATCTGTAACCCATGCTACATACACCCCTCCGTCT